CGATATGCTTCAGTCATCTTGCATCTTAATACCGTTAAAGAGGGTGGGGAGTTAATCTTCCCTGCTCAGAACAAAGCAATAAAAACAGAGAAGGGAAAGATTGTTGTTTTTCCACCCTACGCAACATATGGACACTACACCACCCCCTCACCAGAGGTTAGAGAGGTTGTAGTAACGTGGTTTATTTACTCTGATATAATTGTAGGGATTAATAAATAAAGGATATAAATAATTATATGGACGCTTTTACACACACAATACTAGCAATGGGTTCAATTATCATAGCATATGGTATCGGTAGATATATTCAGAACGAAACTTTACACGGAAAGGTTGTAGGTTGGGTTCTTGACAAGTTAGAAGAAGATGGATTTATCCAAACTAAGTTGGACGCTGATGGTGATAAAGAATTGATTAAAATATCAGAAATTATTGAAAACCACATCAAAGGTACTTGACTTTTTATTCCAAATAGAGTATATTTATTATTATGACTATGCATATGATGCCGGTGTATTATACATCTAATAATACACGGAAAAGAAAACCCACCAAAAACAAGAGAATTCTTGCGGCTCGTGCTGCAGACGAAGAATTTCTTCGTAAGCACGGCTGTCACCCCGAACAACTCAAAACTAAACCTAAGAAGTTTGTAGAATGGAAAGGTCACGAACATGTATATCGCAGAGAAACAAAATTCATACCTAGTCGTATAGATACTGTTGGTATGAATGGTTGTGCAAAAAAAGATAATTCAGAGAGACTAAAAATATCATCAAATTACACTATCGCGCCTGCGTATAATAAAGGTGCGTATCAAGTAATAATGAAAGAAAATGTGAAGGACATTGGAAAGTAAAAGTAGAAATTGTTGAATTTTTTCTAAATGGGGGTAAATAGTAACATGTCACAAAAGAAAATAATTGCTACTACGGACAACAGTAAGTGGAAAACACCTAAGAAACGTAAACCTATGACTGAGGAACAAAAGAAAGCTGCATCAGAACGTCTTGCAAAAGCAAGAGCAACGAAACTTGCAAAGAATCCTGACTACGGTAATGCTGGTGTTCATAGCAGTGTAAGAGAATTAATTCCTGAGCATACATTGCACCCCGAAAAAGTTAAAAATTGGATTAAAACGCAGAAAGACCTTGTAAAAGTTCAACGCATATCTGTAAGACAGAACATTAAAGGTGCAGCTGCCAAACTTGCTATCCACGAAGGATATGTTCGCAATATGCAAAATTATCTTCGTACTGGTGATTGGGTTGATGATTTTTATGGAGAATACCAACAAAATAGAGTAAAAAGACGTTGTGTAGCATTAGCATACCATTGGTATGGGCCAAAGAAAGGTCAACCAAAGAGAATTGTTGGAGTACTGTATCCTGATTTGGGATATGTATGGACTGAGGAAATGGACAAAGAAGAGGATTATTGATTTGGAAGAAGATAATGGACTTTGCAAAGTTATTAAGGGGCCATGGAAAGAAACACCCGTAAAACAACTTGACGAAGTTAAATCAGAACTCGAAATGAAAAAAGAGTTCGCTGAAAATTTGACACAAGAATTGATTGTTCACATGATTCAAATGTGTCATAATAGTGAAATTCGAGTTGATGATGAAAGGTTTATACAAGACATTGGTATTATAATTGAGTTTACACGGGGATTGGTGTATAGAGCAGTGAAAATGGAATACCCCACACAAGACATTGTAGACACATTTGTTCGTGTTATTCATGATGATGATGGACGGAAACATACTGAAGTTGATATGGAACAGTTGAGAAAAACCATTGAATCACTTCATAAGGATGAAGAATAATGATATTAGTTGATATGAGCCAAATTTCAGTCGCAAGTGTTATGATGCATTTGCATATGACTAAGGAAACTAAACCAGATGACAATATGGTTCGCCATATGATTCTGAATTCGTTACGGATGTATCGTACTCGATTCAAATCTGAATTTGGAGAGTTGGTGTTATGTTATGATTCCAAACATTATTGGAGGCGTGACTATTTTCCAGAGTATAAAGCCTCTCGGAGAACTACCAGAAAAAAATCTAATCATGATTGGGATGCTATCTTTGAGTGCCTTAATAAAATGAAAAAAGAATTCTCTGAGAATATGCCTTACAAGTTTGTAGAGGTGTATGGTGCAGAGGCTGATGATATTATTGGCACACTTAGTGCAGAATCGTGTGATGAAGTTATGATATTGTCTGGTGATAAAGATTTTATTCAATTACAAAAGTATCCTAATGTAAAACAGTATAGTCCTATTACTAAGAAAATGGTTGATGGACAAAATCCTGTTACCTATCTTCAAGAACATATTTTCAAGGGAGATACTAGTGACGGAGTGCCTAATGTGCTATCACCAGACAATACATTTACTGAAGGATTGCGCCAACGGCCGTTGGGTGCTAAAAAGATTTCATCTTGGATTGACAATAACATTGATGATGTGTTGCCTAATGATGAAGTAAAACGTAACTACCAAAGAAATAAAAAATTGATTGATCTTACTTGTTGTCCAGAAGAATTGTCGTCTGAGATAATACATAAATATAAGGAAGCACCAATTAATGATCGTAGTAAACTACTGAACTATTTTATTAAAACGAGGTTAAAAACTCTAACTGAATCAATAGGAGAATTTTAGAATGGATTTATTAATATCAGAAATTTTGGACAAAGTGTCCAAAGCAAAAACAAAACAAAACAAGGTTGCTCTATTAAAACAGTATAACAGCCCAGCATTAAGAATGGTTATTAAGTCATCATTTGATCCCAAAATCAAATGGGCATTACCAGAAGGTGAAGTTCCTTTCAAACGAAACGAAGCACCAGCTGGCACTGAACATAGCGTTCTTTCATACGAGTCTAGAAAACTATATCATTATATTGAAGGTGGTAATGGTTCGTTATCTCAGAGGAAGAGAGAAACAATGTTTGTTCAGATGCTTGAAGGTTTGCACGAAACTGAAGCAGACGTTCTTGTTGCGGCAAAAGATGGTGTACTCCATCAAATGTATAAAGGTTTGTCAGCAAATGTTGTAAAGGAAGCTTTCAACTGGACTGATGATTTTGTGGTAGATGAACATGCCATTTATCATCAGATGCCTGGCCCTGCAAATGGTTGATGACCTCGCAGAGATGGAATTAAAAACCAAGTATAATAAGAAGGGACTTTAATATAATGAATGGAATTGAACAACTAGTGATTGGCACAATGGTTGGTGTTGTTGGTGCAGTTGGTCAACCTTTACCAGAAGATTTAAAATCAGAAGCGGTAGAATGTCTTGCACTCAACATGTATCACGAAGCAAGGGGTCAGGGTACTGCTGGAGAACTGGCAGTGACTACTGTTGTGATGAACAGGGTTAATGACTCAAGATTTCCTAATACTATATGTGGAGTGGTGAAACAAGGCCCAACGCGACCATCATGGAAAGACCCTAAAATTTTATTTCCCATTAAACACAAATGCCAATTTAGTTGGTATTGTGATGGTAAAAGTGATAAACCAAGAAATAAAAAAACTTATGAAAAAATGAAAGATTTTGCTAAAACACTATTAAGCAATAAGTTGTTGTACTTAGATATTACTGATGGTGCAACTCACTACCATGCCGATTATGTTAGTCCTTCTTGGGCGAAAACAAAAACAAAAACTGTAGAAATACAGGATCACATATTTTATCGTTGGGAAAAATAAAATTGAAAGGACTATTGACTTATTCCGTTAGGTGTAGTATAATATTGTTATTGAATAATAAAACGAGAACCAGATGAATATATTCTATTTAGATCGTGACCCTGAGATTGCTGCACAGATGATGTGTGACAAACATGTTGTAAAGATGATACTAGAGAGCGCACAGATGCTTTCCACAGCCCATCGTGTCCTTGATGGTGATGAAATTGCAGACTCCAACGGTTTGTACAAGATGGCACATAAGAACCACCCTAGTACTATCTGGGTAAGAGCAAATCTAGAAAACTATGATTGGTTATATCAACACATGGATGCTCTAATGAAAGAATACACCTTTCGTTATGGTAAACATCATGCGACAGAACGGTTGTCACAATATCTTTGCAACCGCCCTAAGAATATCACTCATGGAGATTTTACTGACCCACCTCAATGTATGCCAGATTTATGTAAAGTTACTGACACAGTTCTTGCATACCAGAATTACTATATATTAGAGAAATCTAGTTTTGCTAAATGGAAAAGCAGATCAATACCGAAGTGGTTCAATGGGGGAAATGATGGAATACTTGGAACTTGAAATAGCAGCTCAACAAAAGCAACTATACAATGCATACATTCGTATAAGAGAATTAAATCATGAGATTAATATTTTAAAAAAACAGGTGCCTAACTATCCAACTTATCAAATGGAGTTTGACTTTAATGCCAACTTATAATTTTTATAATGAGGAAACCAAAGAAGAATTTGAAGGATTTATGAAAATGTCTCAACTTGATCAATATAAATTGGATAATCCTCATATTAAACAAAGACCAAATCTTGTTGCTTTTGTTGGGGATCATATTACTTTAACAGCTAAAAAGATTGATGGTGGTTTTAATGAAAGGTTGGAACAGATTGCACATTCAAATCCTGGCTCACCTCTTGCAGATAGGTATGGGGGCTCAACCTCATCTATTAAGGAGATTAAAACAAGAGAAGTTATTAAAAAACATGGTGTTCTTGACAGGATGGAAAAATATAAATAAAAATAATGGTGCAGGCGAGAAATCACACTTCAGCACAGGCGCACGGCGTTATGGAAGCTTGGAAGTCAATCCGCCTATGTACCAGAGGGGAGTCGATACCCTATTGACTCCCCGCCCCACTTTAATTAGGATATAAATGGCCAATACGAAAAAGAAAAATAAAGAAATAAATGCAAGTAATCTTGTAACAATAAAACCTATCACAGACAATCAGAAAGTTGTTTTTGAATCTTGGAAGAAAGGTCAAAATCAATTTCTCTATGGTGCGGCTGGTACAGGTAAAACATTCTGTGCAATGTATCTCGCATTGCAAGATGTGATGAATTTAAAGACACCATACGAAAGAGTTGTATTGGTTCGCTCGCTTATACCAACAAGAGAGATTGGGTTCTTGCCGGGCGATGAAGATGATAAGTCTGCACTATATCAAATTCCATATCAGAACATGGTGCAGTTTATATTTGAACAACCTAACGAACAAGCATTTAATAATCTATACG